AAATTGAGGATGCTGTGCAGTTTGCGCCAGATCCCGTTTTGGGAGGTCTGCAGTGGCAGGTGCTTAAGTATGTTGAGCGCTGCTGGTGTAAAGATGATCCACGGCAGGATTTGATGAAAGCTCGTTGGTATCTGGAGCGCTTGATTGCAAAGTTGCCGGATGACGATGACTGACCTCTCCCCCGCCGCGCAGAGGGTGCTGGATGTCGCTAATGCTTCCGCAACTAATGCGTGGTCTGATGCCACTCACCAACGCTTTAGATCTGGTATAGCCGCCGCCTTGCGAGCTGCTGCGGATCAGGTGCAGATGAACACGCCATTAGGTGACACCGACGCTGATGCAGGCGTGTTCGCCGCACATCACGCCATTCGCGCTCATTTTCTCGCCATTGCCGCCGAGCTGGAGGGCAATGCCTAGCCCGCGCATACCAACGCAGCGCGGTCGTAACTTCACGGTCAACATTCGCATGAGCCGCGAGGAGATCGAAGCTGCCCGCAAACTTGGCGGCGGCAACATCAGCCAGGGTTTTCGTCATGCCATTCGCTATGCGACGGATCGTGACATGAAGCCGGTGACGCTTACAACGCTGCTGCGTTCGGCTGCAGTTCTGGCCCAAGACCTGGAGGACACCTGCAAGCAGTTCCGGTCTGATGCAATGTCCAATGTACGCAACCGTGTTTCAACAAAAAATGCTTAGAAAACAAAAAGATCCACGCTTTATGAACGGTGATCGTGTAGCCGAGAAACCCAAGAAACGCATGGTGCTGACTTACAGCGCCGAGACCAAGCAGCGGATCCAGCCGTTCTTTACGCAGCGATATGGCACCGTGATGGCTACCATCTACCGCACCAATGCGCGTGGCTCGCGGGTGCCTTACGTTGCTGTGTTATGGGATGGCTCCAAGACCCAGTCGTTTCACACGCAGAATCGGCTTTGCTTGGAGCGTGATCTGGCTGCCGAGGTTGCCGCGTACAACGCAGCAGGCGAGTAGTTATGCCCGCTGTGCATACGCCTTGCCCGGAGTGCTCCAGCAAGATGAGCTACGTGCTAATGACCAACCAGGATCCGGATGGGCGGATTGTCCGGCGGCGGGTTTGCCGCGCCTGCGGGCACAAGTGGTACACGCTCCAGTGGGCGGAAGAGCTGATCTCGCCCTACCAGCTGCGGTGGGAAGGCAAAAAGCCCTACCTGCGAGTGTGAAGATTTACAACAGCCCGGCGGTGCAAAGCGGTTGTTGTGTAGTACAGTAAGTGAGTTGTCGCCCCACCTGAGGCCTCCATGTCTGACTTTTACAAGGTTTCCACGCTTGTCGCTGAGTTCAAAGGCAAGCTGGATGTCATCATCAAGCGGGATGGCTCCCGGCATCAGATGGATGCACACATCCCGATGGATGTGATGAACCTTCTTGAGGATGAACTCCAGCCGATTCTCAAAGATCTCATTGCCGTAATCGAATGGGAGCCTGGCGACGAAGATCTCTGCCCTGCTGAGCCGCCGATCACTATGGCCGAGATGCACCAGGCGGCTTGGGTACAGCATGTGCAAATGCACAGCTGAGACGGTTTTTGATGCAAATGCACGTTTGAGGCACTGAACAATGCGTTTTTTACAAGGGATCGAGCACCTTCGGTCGCTCGCCAATGCCACGACTGTGGCGTTTGACTGTGAGACGACTGGGCTCCAGCCGACATTCGGCGGGTTGCGGTTATTGCAGTTGGCCGCGCTGGATCGGGATCCGGTGGTCATTGACTGCTGGGAGCTGGAGGATCACCAGTGGGTGGACATCGAGGAGTTCTTTGCGCAGAAGCGTTACTGGCTGGCGCACAATGCGGTGTTCGACTTGGGTTGGCTGCAGGAGCACGAGATCTATCCCAATGGGGAGGTCTTGTGCACCATGCTGGCTAGCCGGATCCTTACCAATGGACAGCCGAACGTAAAGCACGGTCTGCAGACTGTTGTAAAACGTTATCTCAAGGAGGAGATCTCTAAGGAAGAGCAGAAGAGTGACTGGTCGGGCGATTTGACCCAGGGGCAGTTGGAGTATGCAGCAAAGGACGTGCAGCTGTTGATCCAGATGGATGGGCCGATTAACCAGCGGATGGCAGAGGCGAATCTGCATCGGGCTTGGTTTTTGGAGTGTCGGGCGTTGCCGGCGATGGCGCAGCTTTGGCGAACCGGCCTGCCGTTTGATCGCAACGGATTAGAAACGCTCCAGCGTGAGCTGACGCTCCAGCATCGGACGCGAGGTGAGGAGTTTCTGGTTGCTTTGGATCAGGCATTGCCGGAAGACAAGAAACTGCCGAGGTTTGCTGATGGGCGTCTAAACACCAACGCCAAGGCCACTGGAACAGCACGGGGTGGCGATCGGGTTGAGGCAGGTTTCAACCTGAACAGCCCCAAGCAATTGCTGGATGTCTTTACTGCATTACTTGGTAATGCACCAGTGACGGCAGATGGGAAGCCCAGTGCCAGCAAGCTGGTGTTGCGTGAGTACGTGGCTGATCATCCTGTGGTTGCGGATTACCTGGCTTGGAAGCGGATTGAGAAGCGGCGCCAGATGGTCGAATCGCTCTTGAAGCACCTGGGTGCCAGTGGCTACATCAAGGCTAGTTACCTCCAGTTGGGGGCTGACACAGGGCGCATGAGTTGCATGAGTCCCAACCTGCAGCAAATTCCAAGAGATTCAAGGTTTAGGGAGTGCGTCAAGGCGCCAGATGGATGGAGACTGGTAGTGGCGGATTACGCGCAGATGGAGTTGAGGCTGGCGGCAGCCGAAGCTCAGGATGAGCTGATGATCCAAGCGTTCCAGGCTGGGACGGACTTGCACACACTGACAGCAATGCAGATTTATGGCGTTTCAGCAGATGAAGTCACAAAAGATCAGCGCCAAGTTAGTAAATCAGCCAACTTCGGATTGTTATATGGAAGCGGTGCAAAAGGACTCAGAAACTATGCAGCTGGCATGGGCATACAAATGGATATTACTGAAGCGGAAAACGTGCGGAAAAAATTCCACGCTGCTTATAAAGGGATCAGCAAATGGCAGCGTGAAAATGCTGCAGCTGCTAATGCGGCTAAAGGAAATGCCGCGATCAAGATTCGTCACTCCGGGTTGCGGAGGCTTCTTTACGGCGATCACAATTCGCTCACGATTCGCTGCAACACTCCAATCCAAGGGGCTGGTGCGGCGGTGCTTAAGCGCACGCTCGGTAAGTTGTGGCCGCTGCTCCAGGCAGACGGGGAGGAAGTTGTGCGCCTAGCTGGCGTCGTGCACGACGAAATTATCTTGCTGGTGCGTGAAGAACATGCCGATATTTGGGCGCATCAGTTGAAGGCAACGATGGAAGAGGCCGAAGCTGAGTGGTTGGATGATGTGCCACCACTTGCAGATGCCAATATCGGCATGACTTGGGCGGAGGCAAAATGAAGTACGCACCTTGTAATTATGTGGCGTTGTTGCGGACGCCTGGTGGGCTGCTCCAGAAAGCCGCGATCATGGCGGACAGCATGACCCATGCGCATCACACCATCCGGGAGTTGTGGCCGGGTTTGCGGATGGTCAGACTCACTAAGGAAGGTGACTGGTGACGTAGTGCCGAAAACTGGTCGGGAATTGGTGCTCCAGTGGCTCTATGACGAGATTAAGCGGGCAAAAACCGCTGATCTCCATAGGGCTGCTGCCTTTTTGGAGTGGGCACGTGGTATCCGGGCTGGTTGTGCCAAGCAAAGGGGTGGGGCGCGGATGGCGCAGGCCAATGGCTGGCGCAAGTACGTGGACGCCCCAGTGCGTTGGTAGTGCTATTGTGTAGCAGAGTAGACGGTTTGCTATGCCCCTGCAGCACGGACGGAAGCTGTATTGCCAGTTGCTGGTCGACCAGCATCGGTACCAGCTGCTGGAGAGGTTGGCCGCAAAGGAAGGCAAGCGCACAACGGCGCTGATGCGGGAAATGGTGTACACCATGCTGGAGAAAGCTGTGTCGGTGTCGGACTACAAGGCGGCTGAAGCGGCGGATCGTGCAGCATGGGCAGACTCGGTAAAGCGGCGGGTAGAAGGACGCCAGCGCTCCAAGCAAGAGACGCAAGTAGACGCATGAGACTTAGTTGTAAATCGTTGTAAGTCTGACTTGGGGTGGGGTCGGCGGTTAGGCTTGCACAGTAGTCTCGCGGGAGTTCCGTGACGCGCTTTGTTTTGAAGGTTGGGTCCCAGTTCGTTGCGGCGGTTTACTCGTCAAACGAGTGGATGGCTTTTACTCAGAATGCTGATGACGCTTGTTCTTGGGTTACTTACGAGCGGGCTATCAGTGCTGCTCGAATTGTTTGTCGGCGCTGCAATAGCGAGGTTTTTGTGCACACTGTTGAAGAGCCCGCCTACCCGAAAAGCTGGAGCGCCTGCCGTGCTTGAAGGTAAAAAGCTCGACTACTTCGAGTTGCAGATCTGGTTGCCAGGGCAGGGGCCGCTGCGGGATATGATCCGCGCAGAGTCCTTGAGGCAGGCGTTAGCCTTTGCTCGGAACCGCTACCCAGGTTGCTTGGTGGAAGTTCCAGAGACGCCGGCTAAACTCAGGCCGCTGTCCAAGTCGTACAACGGCGCCGAAAGCGAGCGCCTGCGCAAACTCAAGGCACTCAAAAATGAAAGAAACTGAACAGGCTGTGCTGGAAATTAAAGTGCAAGATGCACGTCAGCGATTTTTGGACAAGTTGTTCTTTATGGATGGCCGGGATAATCCGGAGCATCCACTACATGCCACCTACACCGGGTTGTACGAGCAGTACGCTGAAAAGCTCCAGCACGATTAAGCGGAGTCGCGATCGAGGCCGCAAATTTCCGACAGGTTGTTAGCGGCTTCTTTTATCGCCCACCTACATTTGGTGCGCTCCATGTGATACAGGGTGTTCAAAAGCAGTGCGGCCTCGAATAAGCCGTTCCAGTCCTTTTCGGTGTAACGCTGTCTGAGCCAGTGGTCGTGCTTCGCCTGGTCGAAGGCGTTTTCTGGTGTTTGCTCCAGTGGGTTCATGGTCACATCGGGCGGATTTTCAAGTACCAGCCGCTGTCGGGACCGTCAACGAGCCAGCGAGGAAGCCAGTTTTTTCGGGAGTATGCCACGCCGGCGCCTCCTTTGTTGCTTATATAGCCACCATTCACCAAATCGGCATCGCCATTTGGGTCGTTGTGCAGGAAGTGGGTCGGAGTGAAGCCGATCACCACGCTCCAGTGGCCTGAACCAGTGGGTTTGTTGACTGGGCCGCGATGGAGCCAGCCCACTGGGGTGGGGTAGCCCATGCGGATTTCGGCTTCCAGGTCGGAGGCGGTGCCTTCTTGTTCGAACGTGGCGCGGAGTCCCAGCTCTTTCAAAGCGGCGATTTGGGCGTGTACGTTTGTACTATCCCCGTATTTGCGGCGGATTAGGTTGTAGGCGTCGTCGTTGCCGATCTTTTTCCAGTAGCGGGCAACCATTGCACAGCTGGAGCTGAAGCACTCGCGGTAACCTGTGCCGCTTTTGTTGTCGAGCTGATATTCGTAGGGGACTTTGAGAATAGATTCGTTAGTTTTTACGGTTTTTTCTGCTTGGGTGTTAATTACCTTTACCAGCTTGTTTCCGTAATCGGGATCGGTAGCGTAGCCTTCTTTTTGTAGCCAGTGGGCGGCGTCTTCGATGCTGGTGGCGTTGTTGCAGCCTTTGTAGGTTTTGTAATCTTTATACCAGCGATCAACTAAATAGCAGACGGCGGTTTGGATGTCTGGGAATTGCAGGAATGAGTCGCGGATTGTGATCCACTGGCCGTTTATAAACTCTTGCGTAGTGCTGGTGGTGCCATCGCCTTTTAGGCCGAAAAAGTTGTTGCGGCCTGTTACAAGTTTGCCCCAGCTAGATTCGAGGGCCCATTGGGCGGCAACCAGTTCTGGGTATTTGGCGCCGGCAATCCGGCCGGCCATCACAATGCCGTCCCAGTTGTTTTCGATTGGTGGTTGCTTGCCGGACTGGCTCCAGGTTTTGAACCACGGTTGGGTGCGGTTGAGCAGCTTGGGGTCGGCTTTGTTGATCGCTTCCTCCAGCTCGGCTAAAGCCGCCATTTGATGGGGAAGCGATCGGTAGAACCGAGCTAGGTCGAGTAGACGAATGGTGCTGGTCATTCGCGTTTCCAGGGCGCGTGGATCGAGATGGGTCCGCCGAGCTTCTGGGAGTCGCCAGTCTGCAGCTCGATATCTATGGGGTCTTCAACGATGGTGGGCAATGGGATAGCCGAAGGCTGACTAGCGTGCCAGGCAGCCTCGGCGTGGTCGAGTTTGGCGGATAGTTCCGCGTCGAATTGCCGTTTGCGAATAGCGAACGGAGTCAGCGCTTTTTTGCTTTGAGCAGGTTCAGCACCTGGAACAGGAGTTGCACGATGCTGTTGCTCTTCAGCGGTGACAGCGCGATCAGTTCGCTGGCGGCAGCCACGACGATCCAGAAGGCGGGGTGGTTAAGGAAGTCCATGGAGATAGGACGTTTTGTGTAAGTCTAGCGCTAGGTATGCTAAGTAGCCCGTCTGTGCTGTTTTCCTCGCTACCGTTTAGCTAGTCGAAGCCCCAAGTGGACTACATCGACGAGCACCACGGCTTTGTGAGTAAACGCGAGGCCAAGGCACGGTTTCGTGAACAAATCCTTAAGGGCTGGGATTACAGATGTGCGTATTGCAGGGAACATCTGGGCAAGAATGGAACGCTTGATCACGTGCGTCCCAAGTCAAAAGGTGGTGAGACAAACTTAAGTAATTTGGTTGCATGTTGTTTTTCTTGTAATACAAAAAAGTCCAGTAATGAGTGGAAAGAATGGTTTAGAGCGCAAGATTTTTGGGAGCCGCATCTAGAAGATGCGGTTAGCTGGTGGATCAGCTAGGTAGGTGGCTTTCTGGTAGCCAGCCCCAGTTTTGGGCGTACATGTAGGCTACATATTCGTCTTCGCAGTAACGGCACATGCTGTTACGGCAGACGCGGTAATAGGTGTTGCCCCAGTCGTTTTCAAGGCGGTCGATCGTAAATCCTTGTCCGATGTCACGGGAATCGACGACGCCGCTCACGAGTCTTCAGCAACGGGGACGCGCTTCAAGCATAGT